AATACTCGGCACAGAACGAGGTCAAGGGCTTCAAAGCGATCACCGGCAGCGCGCCGACCTTCGCAGCACCTGCAGCCTTAGCACCGGCCGCAACTGGCAACGCATACGCCGCTGCAACTGGAAAAGCCGCGCCGCCCTGGGCAAAGAAGTAAGGCAAAAAAATGCCCGGCCTCGCAAGAGGACCGGGCTTTCACACACGAAGGAGAACCTGATGAAGATTCCTGAGCCAGAGCATAGCATCCAAGGTCTGATCGACAAACACCACGAGGCCCAAGCCGAGCCTCCCAGGCCGCACATGGGCTGCAGCCAGTTGGGCCACCCATGCGACAGGTGGTTGTGGCTGTCCTTCCGCTGGGCCGTCCAGCCCCAATTTCCAGGCCGCATCCTGCGCCTGTTCCGCAGGGGCCAGATGGAGGAGGCCACCATCGTGTCGGACCTTCGCGCCATCGGCATGGACGTGCGCACCAGCAAGCAACAAGCGCGCGTGGACTTCGGTGCCCACGTGTCCGGCAGCATCGACGCCATCATCGAGTCTGGCGTGCCTGCAGCGCCAAAGAAGCGCCACGTGGCCGAGTTCAAGACGCACAGCAGCAAGAGCTTTGCCGCGCTGGAGAAGGCCGGTTCTGTGGCCAGCGCCAAGCCCGAGCACTTCGTGCAGATGCAACTCTACATGCACGGCCTGCAGATCGACCGGGCCTTGTACGTGGCGGTCTGCAAGGACGACGACCGCATCTACACCGAGCGCGTGCGCTACGAGAAGGATGTGGCTGAGAGGTACATCGAGCGAGGCCGCAGGCTGGCGCTTGAGGACCGCATGCCGCCACCCATCAGCACTGACCCATCCTGGTACCAGTGCAAGTTCTGCGATGCGCACGATTTTTGCCACGAGACCAAAACCACCAAGCATGTGAACTGCCGCACCTGCGCGCACAGCACGGCCAAGGAGGACAGCACCTGGCGCTGCGAGAGGCACGATGCTGATGGCATTCCGGTGGAGTTTCAGCGCCAAGCCTGCGACAGCCATGTCCTGCATCCTGACCTGGTGCCTTGGGAGCGCAAGGACGGCCTGGACCAGTGGACGGCCGTCTACGTCATCGAAGGCCGCGATGTGGCCAACGGTGAAGGCGATGCGCACGTCTACACCAGCAAAGAGATTCTGGCCAACCCAAAGATGTGCAGCCTGGGGGATGAGTATGTAGAGAAGCTGCGCGAGACCTTTGACGCGAGGATTGTGGGATGAACAGCGAAGACATCAACAAGATGTGGATGCAAAGCCAAGATGACGCCGAAGGTATGCGCCTTGGTTTCACGACGCAGCAACATTACTTTGCCGCCATGGTCGCTGCTGCCGAGCGCAACAAGCTGGCCGCGTGGATGATCCGATTCGGCCTTTCCACCGGACACGGTGACACGATGGAGCAGCTTTGCGATGCGCTTGGCACCGAGATCGCTGACAGTATTGATTTTGCTGTTGATGTTGAGCGTGAGCAATGTGCAAGGTTGGCTGAAGAAGTAGTCGATGGAAAACGATGGTTTAACGATTTGCCAAGCGCCATCCGCGCAAGGAGCAACGCATGACCTTCAAGTGCCCAGACAAGTACCGCGTTCTGGTGCCTGGCTATCCTGCAGGCGACGAGCACAACGGCTGCTTCATCGTGCCTCTGAAGCACCAGCAGAAGCTGCGCATCATTGCCAGCAACGGCATGGGGTGGGAGCATGTCAGCGTGAGCCGCAAGGACCGCTGCCCGACCTGGGACGAGATGTGCCAGGTCAAGGCGCTGTTCTGGGACGAGGACGACTGCGTCATCCAGTACCACCCACCGCGCAGCGAGTACGTCAACAACCACCAGAACTGCCTGCACATGTGGCGACCGATTGGCGTGTCTCTTCCGATGCCGCCCAGCATCATGGTGGGCATCAAGGACTGACGCCATGTTGAGAGACTACCAACAGCGAACCATCGACCAGCTCTATGCGTGGTTCGAGGCAGGCCATGCAGGCAACCCTTGCTTGGTGCTGCCCACCGGGTCCGGCAAAAGCCACATCGTGGCCGCGCTGTGCAAGGACGCGCTGCAGAACTGGCCAGAGACCGTGGTTCTGATGCTGACCCATGTGAAGGAGTTGATCGAGCAGAACGCCGAGAAGATGCGCCAGCACTGGCCAGGCGCGCCGATGGGCATCTACAGCGCCAGCATCGGCAAGAAGCAACTCGGGGAGCCGATCACCTTTGCAGGCATCCAGTCCATCCGCACCAAGGCCAAGCAGATCGGCCACGTTGACCTGGTGATCATCGACGAGTGCCACTTGGTCAACCACAAGGATGAAGGCGGGTACCGCCAGTTCCTGGCCGACCTGAAAGCCATCAACCCTGCGCTGAGGGTCATTGGTCTGACGGCCACGCCATACCGTCTGGGGCACGGCCTGATCACCGACAAGCCTGCGCTGTTCGACGACCTGATCGAGCCGGTCAGCATCGAAGAACTGGTGTTCAAGGGATACCTGGCCACGCTGCGCAGCAAGGTCACCAGGGCCAAGCTGGACACCTCTGGCGTCCACAAGCGTGGTGGCGAGTTCATCGAGTCGGAACTGCAAGCAGCCGTGGACACCGACGACAACAATCAGCGCGTGGTGCGCGAGGTCATCGACTTGGCTGGAGACCGCAAGGCATGGCTGGTGTTCTGCACAGGCGTCAAGCACGCCCAGCACGTGGCCGAAGTCCTGCGCCAGCATGGCGTGACGGCCGAGTGCGTGACAGGCGAGACGCCAAAGAAGGAGCGCGAGCGCCTGCTGGCCGAGTTCAAAGCAGGCCGCATCCGCGCGCTCACCAACGCCAACGTGCTGACCACCGGATTCGACTACCCTGACATCGACCTGATCGCCATGCTGCGCCCGACCATGTCGGCCAGCCTGTACGTGCAGATGGCAGGCCGGGGCATGCGGGTCAAGAGCCACATCGACCACTGCCTGGTGCTGGACTTTGCCGGGGTGGTGGCCACGCACGGTCCGATCACGGCCGTGCAGCCGCCCAAGAAGGCAGGCAACGGCAACGGAGAAGCGCCGGTCAAGGTCTGCGACAACTGCGGAGAGTTGTGCGCCATCGCAGTGGCCACATGCCCGGCCTGCGGCCATCCTTTCCCTGAGCCGGAGCGCAAGAAGCTGGAACTGCGCGACGACGACATCATGGGCCTGGAAGGCAAAGACCTGGAGGTCACCTCCTGGAACTGGCGCAGGCATGTCAGCCGCGCGTCAGGCAAGGAGATGCTGTCCTGCACCTACTACGGCAGCCTTTCCGACAAGCCGATCACGGAGTACCTGCCTGTGCTGCACGATGGCTATGCAGGGCAGAAGGCCATGCGCCAGTTGCTGACCATGGCCAACTCGTCTGGTGCACATCTGGCCGAGGCTGCGCACCTGGAAGGCAGCGAAGGGCTGGACTACCTGGCGGTCCAGATGAGCAACAGCAAGCCGCCGAGCAGCATCGAGTACCGGCTGGATGGGAAGTTCCACCGTGTCATCAAGAGGAGTTGGGCATGACGCCACTGATTCGAGAGACGGTGAAGTGGTCCGCAGCCGTTGGCATGGACCCGGTCGAGTTGCAGTGGTTCGACATCTCGGGCCTGACCACAGCCAGGTTTGAGACGACGACCGATGTGCTGATGGAGTGCAACCCACCATTCGGCAAGTGCGTGGTGGCCTACCGTGGGCCGAGCAGGTCGCACGCCTCCTACGACATGCTGATGCTTGTGGTTGGTGACAACGCCAAGGACGGCATCGTGGTCGACATGTGGAAAGGGCCGACAGGCATCATGCCGCGCAAGGTGCCGACGATGCTCTACACCACAGAAGGCGACATGGTGATGTACGGGCCGACCGAGGAGGCCGACCCTGTGCCAGAGGAAGAAGCGCGCCTGGTGCTTGGCATCATCGCCAAGTGGTACCAGTCGATGCTGTCCGGTGGCCAGGCCTACCAGCCGTTCGTGCGCCAGAGCTTCACCAACATGCGCAAGATCGCAGAAGGCAAGCAGCCGACCTACGACTGGCACACGGTCGTCATCAACGGCAAGTCGCTCAAGCGTGAGCTGCATGGAGGCACGCACGCAAGCCCCAGGCTGCACAACAGGCGTGGGCACTCGCGCAGGCTGCCAGACGGCAGGATCGTATGGGTTCGCCCATGCAAGGTTGGCGACGCCAGCAAAGGCGTCGTTTTCAAGGACTACCAAGTGAAGGAGCAAGCATGAGCAACGTTGTCGCAGCGCCATTCAGGCGCGAGCATCTTGGAGAGATGGCGAACAAGATCGAGGCAGTTGTCTACGAGTACGCGGACAGGATTTCGCTGGCCGAGGCCATCGGCATTCTGGAGATCGTGAAGGCGCAAATACTGGAGGACCAACACAAATGATTGAGCACACACCTGGTCCATGGGAAGTGGGGTCGGCATTCGACAACTATGGAGAAATCGAGATTGCCATTGAACGCATGACGCCTGCTGGGAATCTTATCGTTGCCGTTGCACTCGGCGGTCTACAAGGACAAGACGCCAACGCCAAGTTGATTGCCGCCGCACCTGAATTACTGCAGACGCTACAAGCCATAGTGAAATCGCTGGCAGA